AAGACTTGTGGACTTTGTTGGTCAACACTCGCAAACTAGGCTATACAGCCGCAGGTGCAGCAGCTATTGAAGGTGCTATCCGTAAGGTTATGCTAGAAGGTATTCAAGTTGGTGGTTTAGCCTCTGACCCTGAGCCAGTAGTTAGTGTACCTAATGTGCTTGCATTGTCTAGCGCACAACGAGCTACCCGTGTATTGCCAAACGTAACATTTGTTGCTCGTTTAGCTGGTGCTATTCGTGCTGTTAGTGTTGCTGGCACAGTGTACGCATAAGGAGATAAATAATGAGCGGTAGAATTAATACTTATTCTCCTATTGATGTTGTTGTTATTATCCAACAAAAAGCTACAGGTGTTGTACACCAAGTTAGCGGCTTTGCTGATGACAGCCAAATCAATATTGAGCGTGGCCAAGATACATGGAAGAAATACGTTGGTGTTGATAACGACACAACTCGTACATATAGTGCAGACGAAAGTGGTATGGCAACCTTGTCACTAGCACAAACATCTTCGTCTAATGATGTGCTTTACAACCTGTACAACTATGACAAGAACACCCGCAACGGACAAGGTTTATTTAGTGTAACAATCAAAGATGCTAGTGGACGTTCAATTATGTTTGCTCAAAATGCTTGGATTGGTGTTGTACCTAATCAACAATTTGGTGCTGATGTTAACACTCGTGATTGGGTAATTCATTGTGCGTCTATGGTTGACATCATCGGTGGTAACGGTTTGTTCACAGCAGGCGATGCTAGTAATATTGAGAAACTAGGCGGCACTGTTGCCTCCGAGTGGATTCAGTAGCTAAATAGAAAGCCTCTTTATGGGGCTTTCACTTGTAGCTATTAAAGGAGGGAGTATGGCAGTTTATCATTACTCCCCTGCCGATGTGTCAATAACATTCGCAGGGAAGTCAATTTCAGGATTCCCTGATAGCGGTGCATTTATTGAGATTAGCAGAGAGACCCCTCTGTTTAGTAATAAAAGAAGTATGGACGGACAAGTAGAAATTGTTGTTAAGAAGTATAGCACATACAAGGTAACAATAACACTCAGTCAATCTAGTCAGTCTAACGAGTATCTTAGCTATTTAAAATCCTTACAGCAAAAGAGAACAAAGAAAGCAAAAGAGAGGGGATTGATAGGTATTAGCCAATTAAACTCTTTGTTTGGCAATATTAGCAGCTTAGTGGGCAAAATGCCTCTCATTGTTAAGAATAGTAGTGGTAATGCGCTGTTTTTTGCTACTGATGTATGGATAGAAACAGAACCAACTGTATCTTATTCTGACGATATAACAGAGCGAGTATGGCAGCTTAGATGCTTTAATGCAACACACGTTATTGCAGGTCAAGACTCTGATGATAACTTACTAGAAGCGTTAACAGCAGTAGAAGCCCTATCTAGTGGCTTTGAAGTAGTGAAGGGGTTGTTCTAATGTCAGTAACATTGTATGACCCGTCACAAAACATTATAGAGGTTGCAGGACACATCTGCATAGGTGTTAATGAGATAGCTGTAAATAGAGGCAATGCCACAACTAAAGTGATTGACGGTATTAGTGAAGCCTACTCAGCACGTTGTTTAGTTAAGCGTAAGCCTTACACTGTATCCGTAACACTACAACAAACTTCTGTGTCTAACAGCTTCCTACAACAATTGCAATCCGTAACAGAAAGAAAACCTGTCACCTTTGTTGCAATTAAGGTTTACTCAACTAATGGCACTGTCCATTTAGATACAACAGGGTGGATAGAAACATCACCTAATCTAACATTGACAGAGGATTTGAGCGATAGGCAATACACGTTTAAGGCCAACCCTTATACTAATTCAGGTATTGTTGATTTGATAATGTAATACGTTGGGAAACGTATCTTTTTTTTTATTTTTAGAGGTTAATATGTTAAAGCAAAAAACTGTCACAGTGGAGGGCGTAGATTACCTCCTCACCACAATTCCTGCAATTAAGGCATTGCAATTACAACCTAAAGTTATGAAACTGTTAGGGCGTTCTATTGCAGCATTTTTTGAGTCTGCATCTACTATGCAAGAAGGCTCAACAGAATTAGAAGTTCAAGTGTTGCAGCGTATCGCAGAAGTATTCTTAGAAGATTTAGATAAGATTGATATTGCAACACTGGCACAAGAGCTTATTGCTTGTGGTGTTACTTGTCAGAATATGTCTATTGATACCCCACAAAAGTTTAACAATCATTTTAGCGGTGAATTAGTGGTGCTATATAAAGTGCTATTCGAGGTGATTCATTTCAATTTTTTGGAACAAATGCTAAAGCTCGTTTCAAATGGCAACGGGCAGCCCAAGAAGGAGATTTAAAACTCCCTCAAAAGCTGTCAAAAGCTATTGATGAAAGCTTTAGTGTACCACATGAAGTGTACAAGATTGTTATTGATGAACACGCATTAGCTACCTACCACGAGTTACAAACTATTTATGACTTGTATGACTTATACGATATGTTAGAAATGCTTGAGCTTAAAGCTGCTGTGAGCGATGCCTTGAGACCAAAATCAGATAAATAAGGAGGACAAAGAATGTCATCTACAGTGGCAACTCTGTTTGCTGAATTAGGTTTTAAGATTGACAATCAAGGGATTGATACATTCCGCACAACACTTAAAGAGATTCAGAAAGAACTTGGCGATGTGATGCGTACATCGGCTAACACAGGTAAATCTGTCAGTGCTTTGATTAAAAAAATCAACGGTGTTAATAGTGCCTTTGACCCTAGCAAAATGCAAGCGTGGCGTAAACAGTTAAACACTGGCATTAAGTCTTACATAGGAATGGTAGGAGCTAACGAACAAGCCTTACAAGCATTAAGCACAAAATCTGTTGATGCTTCCCGTAGAATGAAGCTTTTAACAGGTAGGGTAGACCAAGGTACAGACGCTTTAGGTAGATACTTATTAAGACTTGAAATGGTTATACAAGCCCTTGCACGTTTAAGAGCAGCAGGGGTTAATCTTCCTAGAGTGGGGGGTGGACTTCAAGGCGGTGGTAATGGTAGTAGAGGTGGTGGTGGAGGACATCCTCCTAGTGGAGGCTCAGGTCTTGGCACTTTACTTGCAGGTGCAGGGTTAGGTTCTTTTCTTAAACCAATGTTACCTATGGGTATGGGTGTAGGCGGTTTTCTTGGTGCAGGATACACAGTTAAGGAAGTAATTACCACAGGCCGTGAAATGATGGCTATGGAATTAAAGATGAAGTCTGTTAGTGGCGAATCAGCAGACTTCGCTAGGAACATGGAATACATTAGAGACCTGTCTCAAGCTTTAGGTTTGAGCTTAACAGAAGCAGGGAATGCTTTTGCAAACATTGTTGTTACAGCCAAGGACAAAATGAGTCCTAGAGAAATGCAACGAATGTTTACAGGTTTTAATAAATATTATGCTGCTGTACACATGACCTCAGCAGACCAAAAACTAGCTAACTTAGCTATTCAACAGATGTTCGGTAAAGATAAGATTCAAGCACAGGAAGCACGATTACAGATGGGTCAACGTGTTACACCATTCATCAAGCTATTAACAGAAGCAGCCAAAGAACAGCTAGGGGATAAGTTTACATCATTTGACGATGTAATGAAAAGAGGGTTGTTAGACCCGTCTAAACTTCTTCCTTCTGTTGCCGATAAATTAGCTAAAATTGCTGAGAATGGTGGTGCTTTAGAAGAAGCATTGCATAACAGCCAAGTAGCTCAAGAAAGGTTTAACAATAGCTTAAGAGAGTTTTCTTATGCTTTAATGAAGTCAGGTTTAGATGAATTTTTAGCAGGAATGTTTAACTTAGGTAATAAGGTGATACCACCTTTGCTAACAGGTTTTAAATGGTTGTTCAAAGCTATAAAATCGTTCTACAGTATAATAAGGGCATTAGGTGAGTGGGTAATAGACCACCCGTTCTTAGCAATGCTTTCAACAAGTTTAGTCCTGTTGTTATTAAACATTAAGGTTGGAATACCCTTGATAACAGCAATGCAAATAGCGTTCTACAACGCAGGTGGGGCAGCATTGTTCTTGTGGGGTGCTATAAGAAAACTGATGTTTGCTAGTGGTATAGGGGCACTAATCTATTTATTATCAGATTTTCAAAACTATTTCGTGCTTGGGAATAAAGATGGGATTCTTGGTGCTTGGGAGGACTTCTTTATCGAGTGGTGGTCTGTATTAGATAAACGATTCTCAATAACTTTGCTAAAATTTGCAATGTTTAGGGAACAGATGAACCCTTTTGGGGAAAACTTAGACTTCATGGCAGGTATAGACGACTCTAGGGGTTTGTTGGAAGCTATTGATGACTATAACCCTGTCACAAAATTTTGGGAGTGGGGTAAGGGTTTTAAAAAATATGCAAGAGACCCTCTCGCATTCTATGTTCCGCCACAACAAAAACAGAAGTCTGATGCTATTCAAAAAGACATGAATGGTGATGGTGTTAGAAAAATTGACATGACAATCAATTTTAACAACCTGCCACAATCTGTTCAAAACAATGCAACAAGTGGAGACCTCTTTAATTTTGGAAGGGGTGTTGGTCAGAGCATAAACGTAGGCGGATTAGGTCAAAACAATCATTAAGGGGGTGTAATGCTTATTATACTATTAGAGCAAGGTACTAATGATACAATCACTTTTAGTAGTGTAACTAGCTTTACAGAGAATTACCCTAGTGGTGTAACATCTAGTCCTGTAGAAAGCGGAAGTACAATATCTGATAACATCACAATCGGGAATAATACGTTCTCTTTAAGTGGTGTTATCAGTGATTGGGACTATTACAACCCTGCTAAAGAGTTGGCTTTTGGTAGCAATGCTGTTTATAACTACACCTATGAAAGTAGGTTTAATCTTGCCAAGTTTGATAACAGTGATTTTACAACTACACTAGATACAATCCCTAGTGATGCAACAGCAGAACAGATTAAGTTCAAGCTACAAAGAATGAGAAATAATCCTTCTCTTGTCACTTTGTTAATCTACAGCGATGATAACCAACTATCAACATATTATGATAACTGTGCAATCACTAGCCTATCCTTTAGTGAAAGTACAGACACATCGTTTTGTGTGTACCCTGTTATGTCACTAGAGCAATTACAGATTGCCTATGTCAAAGTGGAGACAATAGAGAAAGGTAAGATTCCTGACTTGCCAAATAGAGCTAGGGGGAGTGGCGAGACAAATGTTGGCAAGGTTGGTGATTGTTTACCAAAAACAACTACAACAGTTGAAGGTGATACTGCCACAGTGGTAGTGGACGACTCTAAGACAAAGGTAGCTAAAGGCCAAAAACCGCCTGACAAGTGTAACCCAACGGCAGATGATAAGAATACTCTAGCTAAAGAATCGTACAATCAAATGGCCAAGAGACACCTTAACGAGACGGTTGATGCAAATATAGCAACAACAAACGCAGCTACAGCGTTAAAAGGAGCTATCAATAGTGGACAAGGAAAACCTGTTCTTGAGAAACTTGGTGCTGCCTTTAATAAAGCCTATGAGTATTCAGATAAAACACTACCCTTGAAACAAGCACAAGAGTTAGCAGCAGCTAAAGCAGCACAGGGGCAATAACATGGCAAGAGTTTATAAAAATTATACCAAGTTAATTCCTTTGTTTAATGATGCTTATTATACTGTAGATATTACGCTTGAGGGTAATCCTTTTAAGATGACATTCATTTGGAATGAGCGTATTGAAAGATACTGCGCCAATCTAAAGAAAACAGATGGCACAGTTATCTTTGAGGGTGTCGTGTTTAATCAGCAAACAATGCTGCCTATGCTATCAACAATGAAGCAGAACGGCCTAAACGGTTATTTCTTATTAGCACCTTTATCTCAAAGTATAGGTGATGATATTGAGACTAACAGGCGATGGGCTGATTACTTCTTCTTAGTTTATAGTGTAGGTGTTGAACAATAGTGAGGGAATATGGCAATTTATCAGTTTAATAGAAACTACTTATTACAGATTGTTGATAGGGCTGGTGGCTTGCTATTCACTATTAAAGATTTACATATCTCTTTTGATATTCAGAAGAACATTGATAATCGCTCAAAGACTAACACAGCCACACTAGAAGTAAAGAACCTTTCTAATGAGACATTGAATAAAATATCTAACATACAGATGGCTTGCCAAGTGTTATTAGATGTTGGCTACGGAGATGAGCTTACAAGGCTTCTAACCGCAGATATTAAACAAGTAAAAACAGTAAGACAGAAAGGTGATGTAAGCACCACATTTGAAGTGTCAGAAGGCTTTATGCTTGTTAATGAAACAAAGATAAGCAAGGTGTATGCAGAAGATTCAAAGGTTGTAGATGTGCTTACAGATGTGCTTAGTCTATATGGTAACTCCAACAAGTCAATAACTTTAGAAAATGCAGAGATTAAGTTCCCTTATGGTTATACGGCCATTGGTACATTACGTCAAGTGCTAAACGATATTTGTCAACCCTTAAGACTTGAATGGAATATGGATGGTGACGAGATTGTTGTTAAGCCTAAACGAAGCCTAACAGCCGAAGCTGAATCTGCTAAGTATGAGAAGATTTATGTGTTATCTGAGAAGACAGGTCTAATTGGTATCCCATCTACTCATAATGAAACTGTTACAGAAGCCTATGATGCTTCCGCACCTAATGAGTTAAACGATAACGAATATGATGTGACAGCACCATTAAAACCAACTAAAAGCGGTAAACCTAGAAAACAAACAAGACAGAAGATTCAACGCTTTAACATCACTTGCAAGTGTCTGTTAAATCCTAACATTAAACCTAACGGCTTAATTAGAATAGAGTCAACACAGGCTACTGAGCTATCAGGTACATACCGCGTTAGAACAGTTAAATACAAGGGCGATAACAGGCAGGGTGATTGGACTTGCGAGTTATATCTTGACAATGTAGAGGGGCTAAACTAATGGAATGGACGTTAGAACAATTAGTTGATGCTCAAATTGACTATAGACTAGCAGGGCATTATACAGCTTTGCTATGTGTTGTTACACAAGTGAGAGACTTAGAAGAAGCTAGAGTTGATGTACAACCGTTAATTAACAAACAATACAAAGATGGCGAGGTACAAGAGTACCCTGCTATTCTGTCTGTGCCTGTTTTATTCCCTTGTTCAAGTGTTGGCGGAGTAGTGTTCCCTATCGTGCAAGGCGACACAGTGTTAGTGGTGTTTAATAAGTCTAACATTGATGTGTTTAAGGCAGGTGCTACAACACCCCATGACCCTATTGATGAGCGGTCTTTTAATATAAGAGACGCTGTTGCCATACCTTGTGTATTCCCCTTTAGTAAGACACCTAATAAAAATAAACTGTTTAACTACTCAAGTGAAGATGTGATACTTACAAATGGCATAGGTGAAACAGAGAGCGAAGTAAGGTTAAAATCAAACGGTGAGTGTGTTGTGAACGGAAGCCATGTCAAAATAGAAACATCTGTAAGCACAAGTAGTTCACTATCTGTTGGTGTAGGGGCTACAGGCTCTTTCACAACACCTACAGGTCAAGTTGTATCTGTTTCAGGTGGTATAATTACAAACATTTTTTAGGTGATATTATGAACCCACAAGGTAGCAGTATTATAAATACTGAACAGATAGATAGCCTTAAAGCAAGAGTAGAATCTTGCAAAACATGTGAACAGTTGCAAGAAGTTACAACAAGTGTGATGGAGACAATCGAGGCAGAGAAGGATGCTGTTGTTGCTCAAATAGCTAAACTTACCCCAGTAGCATTATTGCTAGAAGTACCTACAGACCCTCAAGAAGTTATAGATTGGATTACAGGTTTTATAAACGACTTTTTGAAACCTATGCTAACCCCTTCAACAACATATCAACTACAACTAGCAGCCATAACAGCAGCAAGTGTTGACTTGATTGACACTATCAATAAAAAGAAAAATGAAATTGCCTCTTGTAGTATAGATTTCCCTGTTTAAGTGAGGTAATGAATGGATATTAAAATAGACAGTGCGACAGGTGATGTTGTTTTTGGTGTTGTGTCTACAACAGATATTATGGCTACAACCTATGATAGCGGTTACGGCTATGGTTATGGTGTGTCTTATGGATTATTAGGCACAACAACCTTTGTGTCAAGTACGATACGAAGAATGGGTAGTCAGGTTACAACAACTACAAGTGAAAACCTAGCACAAAGAATAAAGATTAAATTACAGACATTCTTTGGTGAGTGGTTCTTAGACGGCACAATAGGTGTTGACTACTTCGGACAAATCTTTGGTAAGAATAGAAGCAAGCAATCTGTAGATGCAATATTTCAATCTGAAATTCTTAAAGAGAGAGAAGTTTTACAGATAACAAGTTTTAATAGCACACTCAACCAACAAACAAGGGTGTACAGTTTAGTTTTCGAGGTTAAGACAAGAGACGGTTTTTATAGCTCTGCCTCCCTCAGTGTGTAAGGAATAATATAGCATGGCAGGATTGACAAGTACAGGGTACACAACCAAACGTCTTAATGACATCATCACTTCTCTTAAATCTAAAGCAGATGTAGAGTTCTCGTCTTTTTTAACAAGTGGTGATGTATTAGACACATCTAACAATTCAGTGTTAGGAAGATGGATACAGATTGTTGCCTCTCCTTTAACAGAATTATGGGAAACATCTCAAGAAGTTTATAATGCTTTTAGTATTACAACAGCAACAGGTGTGGCTTTAGAACAATTATGCGCTATTGGTGGTGTTACGAGAAATACAGCAACGACAACACAGGCATTGTTGGTGAACACAGGCACTTATGGTGTAACAATTCCTACAGGCAGTTATGTACGTTCAGACCAAAACAGAGTATTTGAATTTCAAGAGAGTGTATTATTAGATGAGAATGATGCAGTTGGTATCTATGTTACGCCTACTTCTGTTGCAAACTCTACTGTTTATTCTTTTACTTATAAGGTACTTGGTGTTAACTCCACCCCTGTTACTGTGTCTTATACTTCTGGTGTGTCTGCAACAGCTTCTAGTATTGTTACAGGACTTGCAAACGAGATAAACACTTCTCATGCTGCTTATATTAGTGGGTTGATAGATGGCAATA